ATATTATCCTGCCCGATAGAAGGCGAACAGTGCCGATGTTATTTTCAGCCTCCGGAATCTATTAAGATGAATTACCCCGCCATTGTATATAGCCTTGACGATGTTGACAAGACGTATGCGAATGACGGGGTATATTTGTCTAATCGAAGATATGCCATTACCGTCATTGATAAAGATCCGGATACGTCCCTGGTGCAGAAAGTAACGAATTTACCGATGAGCCGGTTCGACCGGCATTTCAAAAAAGATAACCTGAATCACTACATTTTTAATGTATATTTCTGAGATTGGAGGAATAATTCAATGAGTAAACTTGTTTGGGATAAAGTTGGGGAACGCCTCTATGAAACTGGTGTTGACCATGGCGTTCTCTACCCGATTCAGACGGGTGGAAAATACAACAAGGGTGTTGCATGGAATGGTCTGAGTGCAGTGACGGAAAGTCCGTCTGGGGCAGAACCTTCCCCGATTTATGCTGATAACATTAAGTATTTGAATCTGATGTCCGCGGAGGATTTTGGCGGTACGATTGAGGCATATACCTATCCGGATGAATTCGCAGAGTGTGACGGCTCTATAGAAATCGCACCTGGCGTGTTTGCTGGACAGCAGAGCAGAAAGGTATTTGGTCTTTCTTATCGTACCATTCTTGGAAATGATGTGGATTCCGATGACTATGGCTATAAACTCCATCTGGTATACGGCTGTTTAGCATCACCTTCCGAGAAAGGCTATCAGACCAAAAATGACAGCCCGGAGCCGATTGCGCTTTCCTGGGAGTTCAGCACGACTCCAGTGGAAATTACGAAAGCGATCGAAGATAAGAAGCTGAAACCCACGGCTATTCTTACCTTCGATTCTACAAGAGTAGACCCTAAGAATTTGGCCGCTCTGGAGGAAATTCTTTATGGTAAAGATCCAACTACGGAAGAAGGAGACGATGGTGTCGATCCCAGACTTCCGCTTCCTGATGAAGTAATCGAGATCATGACCAAGGAAAACCCTTAATGAGCCTTTCCGTTAAGCCTGAAGACGGAGAGGCTGTTTTATTTGGGAAAGCAGTAAATGAATTACAGAGTGATGTGGTTGTTTCCGATGATGAGGTGACAGGCACTCTGAAGTATGTCGATGGTTATGTCGATTTTAGCAGTAATGTTTCAGAACAGTCGGGCAATTATCTGGCTCTCAAGATTGAAGCTGAGCCGGCTGAAGCTGAAACGGTTGTTGAACTTGTAGGCGGTACCAAAGGACCGGTTACTCTCGATGACGACATGAACATCGTACTTCTTATCAAGAATAAGGATACTCAGAGCATTAAGGTGACTACCACACACAACGAGGAAAGTGTCACTAAGACTTATGGTCTTTCTGGACTTACCTTGGAAACAGAATAATGTAAATGTATAGG